GCGCATTGCGAAGATGAGTCCAGTAGGACCGGACATTGGCTGAACACCTGCGAGGTCATAAGCGACCAGGTTAGGCATCGAGCGACGGATCAAGGAGATCAGTACGGGGTCGAAACCAGCAACAGGACCGGATGCAGTAGCAGCACCGGAGAAGCCTTGTGGGTTACCACCAGAGTTGGTGGGTTGCTCAGTCAGGAATGAACCGGACTCAGCGAAAGCATTTTGCTCTCTTAAAAACTTTTCTTGGTTTTCAAGCAGGGTAGCGGTAACAGCTCTCTTATGGGAATCTTTGATTTCTTCAAGACCCTCATAGTTGAGGAGAGGTGCCCACTTTTCCTGCAGATGCTCGGATTGGAACATTTGCGTGTACCTAATTGATGTTTACGTTTGATTTAATGTTAAATTCAGTTATTTGCTAAATGTTGAAAGAGTTTTCAGGTATGCAGCCATGGAACCTTGTACAGATTCGGGTGAACTGTCAACACCCTCAGAGATGTTCTCTTTCTTAGCTGATGGAGATACTCCTTTTGAAGGGAAATATGATTCCTTCAATGTCTCCAGTTTTTCACGATAAGATTCTTCACTTTCAAACTCTACACTTTCGGCAAGTGAAGCGAGCTTCTCTTTCTGAGTCTGTGCAAGACCTTCAGAGACTTGATCTACGATTCCATCAGCAACCGACTCTGCGAGACGCTTGTTAAGGGAAACATTCTTCTCAATTTGCTCGTTGAGTTTTGTTTCCATGTCATCTAGTTTTTCTACCATGCTCTCAAGCACATCATATTTTTCTTCAGGGATAGTTACATAATGTTCTTCAAAAAGACTCTTCATTCCAGTGAGGAATGATTCGGTCATCTCAGTCTTGAGACCTGCTTCAACTGCAAGTTGGTTCTCAGTGAACCACTCTTCAGCAACGTACTCAAGATAAGAATCGACACGCTCGTTGAGTTCCTTCTTGATGTCCTCAACTTCCTCAGCGAGAACTTCGGAATAGCGTGCTTCCAGGGCTTCTTTGACTTCAGCAACCTTTGCAGTAATTGCTGTTTCAAAGATAGTGCGTGCTTTCTCCTGGAACTCTTCAGAGAGTTCTTCACCTTGGAGAAGAGCAGTGACATCTTCTTCGATGTCATACTCAGCGACGACTTCTTCTTCGACCGTTTCTTCTTCGGTAGTCTCTTCTTCAGAAACTACTTCTTCTTCTGTGGTCTCTTCTTCGGCAACCACCTCATCGGTGACTTCCTGATCTTCTTCGACAACGGATTCGGTATCGAGTTCTTCCTCTTCCTTCATGCCTTCAGCTGGCTTAGCACCCTTATTGACAACATCCTTAACTTGCTTAAGGGATGTGCCGGGGGTTTTAAGTTTTGCCGAATCATCATCGGGCTTATAGTTATCTGGTGTAGGTCCACCAAGATCTTCGTATGAACCTGCGACTGAGGTATCCATTGCGTCCGCTGCGCCTCCTTTGGCATTTACAGCGGTTTTGGATTGCTTTGTGCCTACTTCCATTTCTTGTAAATCTCCACGAGACATTTGAACTCTCCGAACCTTGTACGAATTTAATCTATATTTATTTATAAATTAATAAATTACAATGAATTTAGAAACTCATTGAATAAATTTAACTTATGTTCCTCTAAACGTCTTTGGTCAACCAAAGTGTTTATCGACTTTTTAGCATTTTCAGCGAGTTTTTCACGGAGGATTCCACCGTCCCAAACCCACTCTTTACCTTCCATAATTCCCTGAACAAATGCATCAGGTGCAGATGGATCTGCAACGATATCAGCAGCCGTTGCTAACATGAAGTCTTCACCGACTTCCATGACTCCCTCTTTGTTTTGGGAGATTGAACCAATACCACGAGAGGAAACACCGAGAGTAACACCTTCTTTCAAAAGTGACTCTGCGATTTTACCCATCGGGGTAGAAAGAATTTGTGCTTTTCCAATAAAGTTGTTACCCTCTTGAGTAAGAGAAACAATTTTATGTGAAACTCTGTCGAGATTAACGGTAGGACCATCGGGGTGACCCAGTTCCCCAAGAGCACGACCTTTAGAAATGTAGTTTTCGGCGTATCTTGCAACCTCTTTTTGCATCGTTGGAAGACGATACATTCTTTGGTTACGATTTACCTTTTCAGTTTGCAGAAAAGGACCCTCAATATAGAGTTTCTTTTCGGCACCCTTACCTTCGGTGATAACCTTTACTGATTCAATTTCTTCCCTGATGAGTTTCATTTGTTTATGCTCGTTGAACTTGTTGGAAATAAAGTGCTCCACCGCCACCAGCATCAGCCTTACCTTGAAGAACCGAGATTCTTTGAGATGAGAAAATTGCTGCTCCAGAGTTTGCAGTAAATGCAGTGCTAATACCAGAAGTATCGGCCTCAACTGTTATTGAAGTTTGGAAGTTACCATCAAAACCAGCAGTTGTATTTACAGCAGTGACTTGAGTGTTGGAAATTACAGTGTCGTAATTGGAGTCATTAGCACCAGTCATCGTAACTCTATCACCAATACCAAAAGGCATTTGAGTTCCTTCGGGTGCAGTAATAACTGTGGTTGATCCTTTGGTAACACCAACAACTACTTGCGATGCTTTGGTTAGTGCAATAGTTTCAGGTTCGTCTGCAGCAACATAGAAATTTGTAGCAGTTGCAACTGGATCTGTTCCAATTGCAATGTGACAACCCTTTACTTTTGCAACAACACGCAATGCATTGGTCTGCACTCTAAAAGCAGAGGACGTTGTTGCGGTTCCAGTGATATTGACAGAAGCTCCCGCTCCTACTGGTCTTATAGTCATTGATATACTCGGGTCATTTATTTTTATTTATAATTACTCTTCAGCATCAGTTTCAGACTCTACCTCAGTTTCTTGCTCGGTATCGAACATAGAAAGTGCTACATTTGGTCGAGTATTGTCAACCTTTTCAGCAGCCTTGGTATAGAGAACTTCTTTGATTTTATCACTAATGTCAGAGGGGGATTCATCAGCAACAATCATATCCATTAAATCATCCATGAAAATATGTTATAAGAGTAACATCAGATAGTATTTATAAACTATAAATTTCCTTGATCACGTTGATACTCTAAAAGCATCGCATAAGTCTTATATTTTAATGATTTTAAATACTCTTGCTCTTCATATGGTCTTCTCGGAGCTCCAGGCCAAGTTTCAATGGCATAGCAAATGTGACTATAAAACATGCGAAGTTCATCAATTCCCATGTTTAATTGGACATACCAATCCATCTCTTCTAGGGGATCATAATCATCAAACTCGTCGTACATTAGAGTTTCCCACCAACAAATGCATCACCAATAACTCTAGAGTATTGGTCAAGTGTACCCTCTTGTTCACATTTAAGGTGCCAACGTGTCATGGTAATAACAGCATCTTTAGTTAAACCAAACAAAAAATCTTTTCCAGTGTCTTTACGAACACTCTTCCACATAAAACGAGTTTCTTCTACATAAAAAGCATCATCGATCCAGTCGATCTCTGCGATCTCTGGATGTACATTAGTAGTTTCAGTCAAATCAGATCTCTCCTCCTTTCGGCAATTCTGGTGCTTCAGTTGATTGTGCCTGTGCTTCTAAGTCAGGTTCCATGACGGGTTGACCAAGATCCATTGGTTCTCCAGTTGCAGGATCGACTGGTTGAGCCATAGGATCTGGAATAATTCCGTCTTTAATTTCTTTCTTGATGAGTCTATCCTGTTCGAGAATTTCTTCATCTGTTTGACGCAGGATCTTACGACGAACGTAATCTTGTGAAAAGTACTTTCCAATATAAGGTTCTGCTGCTTGAAGACTACCCAGTCTTTCATTTAACAGTTCAGATTCCTTAAGTTCAGAGAAGTGATTATCATAAAGGAAATCATACTGAATGTGTTCACTCATGATCTCCCAATCTTCAGGAGTAATTACATTCTTTAGGATCAATTGAGTCTTCAGCATGTCATTAAACATGTTGGAGAATCTCTTTCTCAAACGACCAACGAACTTGGTGAACTTGAGTTCGTCTCTCAGGATCTCAGAAGATCTCCCCAAGTTAAACCCACCTTCGCCATCCATTCGTGATGGAGGGACGTTAAGTGAACGGTAGAGTTTCTTTTTAAAATACTCAATATCA